CCTAAAGATTTAGACCCTACATATAACTTAACAAATTAATTTAGTACTTGCCCTTGCAAAGTAAATTAAATTAATATATAATAAAAAATATGCGTAAACTTAGTTTCGCAAACTATGGAGAAATACATGACACCCGATAATGAGTGGTCTACGATTGATACTTCACAATCGCAAAACAAAGAAGAAGACAAAGTAGAGTTTGAAATAGAAGGTCAAGAAGAAGTTGTAGAAGAAAAACCACAACAACCTGAAGTTCAAACAAAACCTGAAACAGAAGAAGTTATACCTGAAAAGAAACCTGAAGCAAATTCTTCAGGAGCAGAAAAAAGAATAAGACAATTAGTTCGTCAGAAAAAAGAACGAGAGGAACAAATTGAACAACTTATTTCGAGACAGGCAGAACTAGAAGAAAAGTTAAAGTCTCAGCAAAAGGATGCAGAAACTTCTTTTACTAAAAATTTTGAAACGACTGAAGAGCAAATTAAAAGTCGTATTGAAATGGCAAAGGATGTTTACAAACAGGCAATAGAGTCAGGTGACTCTGCTTTAATTGTAAATGCACAGGAAAATTTAAGTAATGCTCAGAATGATGCTAGTGCATTAAAGATTGCAAAGCAACAGTATGATTCTCAAAAGCCTATAGTTCCTGAAGTAAAAGAAACAGTTAAACCTACTGCACAACCTCAATCAAGTGTTAAGTATGATAAACTTGCATTGGATTGGGCAGGTAAAAATCCTTGGTTTGGTAAAGACCAAATAATGACTACGTTAGCATTAGAGATAGACCAAACATTAAAAGGAGAGGGTTATGACCCTTCTGAAGAAGATTTTTATAATGAAATAAATAACAGGCTTCGTCAACAATATCCCGAAAGGTTTGAAGTTGACAATCGTCAGCAGGAAACGACATCTCCTGCTCAAGTAGTCGGAGGAGCATCACGCACTCCTTCATCCTCAAGAAATAAGAAAGTTAAATTATCAAAAGAAGATATGAGACTTGCTGAAAAATGGGGAATACCTCTTGAACAATATGCTGCAGAAAAGCTAAAGGTTGAAAAATCTGAAGGCGATTATACTACAGTTTACAATAAATAGTGTGGGGAAATTAAAATGACACGAACAAGTACAATGGCTAAATCACGTAATATTGAAAGTCGTGACCTCAATAACAGAGAACAGGACATGGAATTTAGAGAGCCTAATATGCTCGATATACCAGAGAATGTTCATAATCGCTTTAGAAACGAGGGCATGGCTCTTCGTTGGATTCGTATAAATCTTCGTGGTAAAGATGATTATACAAATGTTGGCAAACGTCTACAAGAAGGTTGGCAATTTGTATCTGTTAATGAAGTTCCTGAAATTCAGCATACATCTTTCGTGAGAGATGAAGGTCGGTATACTGGTGCAGTCTGTCGTGGAGACTTAGCATTAGCAAAAATGCCATTGCAAAAAGCAGAAAATCGACAAAAGTATTATGAGAATCAAAGCTCTGAAATGGTTGATGCAGTTAATCAACAATTAATGAGTGGGAATAATTCTCGTATGCCTATTAGAAATAATAGTAAAAGTCAAGTTACTAAGGGTAAAACTCCTAGATTTCAAGATTAATCTAGTGTTGTAGTCTTAGTAGTTAATTTTAATTTAAGGGAGAAAAACGAATGACTACAAGCGCAGCTCCGTTTGGCTTCTCACCATCTCGTAAACGTGGTATGAACCCCAATGCGATTGGAACTAATGAATATCCTATAGCTTCAGGTTATGCTGCAAATATTTTTACTGGTGATTTAGTAAGAATAAATGCAGGTAATTTGCAAACTGTTACTGACACTAATGAAGTCGTACAGGGTGTATTCATGGGTTGCAGATATGTTGAGAATGGCGAACAAAAATTTAAATCATACTTTCCTTCAGGTACATCAACTACTGATGCATTTGGAATAGTGTGTGATGACCCCAATCAAGTTTTTGAAGTACAGGCAGATGCGTCTGTTACTGCAGGAGACTTGTTTGGTTCGCAGAACTTTGGAGTAGTTTTAGGAGCAGGGTCTACACTTACAGGTAAATCTGGACATAGTATAGATGCTTCAACTAGAACTTCAGGCATTGCAATGGTACGTGCATTAGATTCTGTAAACGAACCGGGTAACCAAGTTGCTGTTGGTACTGAAAGAGCATTTTTAAAATTAAATGCAAGATTAGTACAACATACAGATAACTTTTTTACTACGATTGTTTCTGTGCCTACTACTATAACTGCATATTTACTAAACGGATAAGGGGAGATTAAACTATGGCTATAAATAGAGCAAGTATCTCAAAAGAACTTCTTCCCGGACTTAATGCAGTTTTTGGCATGGAGTATGGAGAAGTATCTGATGAGCATAAGCCTTTGTTTGAGACTGAAAACTCAGATAGAGCATTTGAAGAAGAAGTATTATTCACAGGATTTGGCACTGCACCTATTAAAGCAGAAGGTGCTGCAGTTTCCTTTGATGATGCTCAAGAGTCTTTCACTTCAAGATATACGCATGAGACAGTTGCACTGGCTTTTGCAATCACTGAAGAAGCAATGGAAGATAACCTTTATGATACATTTGCAAAATTAAGAGCAAAAGGATTAGCAAGAGCAATGGCTAATACTAAGCAAGTTAAGGCTGCAGACGTATTTAATAATGGTTTTAATTCAGCTTTCGCAGGTGGAGATGGTCAGCAATTATTTTCTGCATCACATCCAACTATAGGTGATGGAAATCAATCAAATACTTTAGGAGCAACTGACTTGTCAGAAGCTTCACTAGAGTCTTCATTGATTACTATATCTAAAGCAAAAGATGATAGAGGTATATTGATAGGTCTTCAGACTCAATCATTGCATATACCTTCAGACTTGGCATTTACTGCAGACCAAATTCTGAACAGTACTATGTCAACTACTATTGGGGTTAATCCAACTACTGCTGCAAATGGTGCAACAAATGTTAACGACATTAACTCAATCAGAAATCAGGGCATGGTTCCGGGTGGATTCTTCGTAAATAGAAGATTTACCGATACTAATGCATGGTTCTTAAAGACTGATTGTCCTAATGGAGCTAAGATGTTTGTACGTTCACCACTGCAGACTAAAATGGAGCCAGACTTTGATACAGGCAATGTAAGATTTAAAGCTAGAGAAAGATATAGCTTTGGATTTTCTGACTGGAGAAGTTACTATGGAGCTTCAGGTTCATCCTAATAGATAGCTTTAAGTTATTAATTTAGAAAAAAAGGGAGGGATATATTTTGCATCCTTCCCTATTTTTTTGTATAATAAATATATTAAGGAGAATTAAATGACAACGAATATAAGAACAGGAATGGTTACAGGAAGTGGAGCAGTGCTTGACACTCTTTCAAGTGTAACTGTTGCAGATACAAGAGTCAGAACTATTTGTTATAGTGGAGTAGGAACATTTCTTATTACAGGAAGTCAGACAGATGAAAATGGCAGTACTTCAGGAAGTAATATAAAATTTGTTGGAACTACTAATGTAGATGCAGGAGACATATATATACCTGATAATGGTGTAAGAATGATAGGACCAGTTAAAGTGTCTGCACCTACTTCAGCAAGTACTGTGACAGTTTTCTATGGCTAATTATACTTACCTAGTAAATGACTTAATAGAAAGTACAGAGAATGATAACTCTGACTTTGAAACTGCTATACCTAGAATGGTTAATAAGGCAGAGTTAAGATTGACTACAGATTTAGATGACTATGGTTTAGTTACATATACATCTGTAGCAGTTTCAAGTGGTAAGAATATAATTAATCTCCCTGCAGGAACAAGAATAGTAAAGAATGTAAACATAAATAATGCAGGAACAAAAATAAATTTAGTACAAAGAACAGATGAATTTATTAATGACTATTGGTCAGTAAGTGCAAGTACAGGAACACCTGAGTATTATGCAAGAAGAGATAATACAACTATACTTATTGCACCTACTCCTGTATCTACTGTAGATGGTATTGTTGCACATATATCAAGACCTGTTACACTTGCATCTGCAACTCCTACTAATTACTTTTCAGATTTTTGTTACAATGCATTATACAACGCATCTATGATAGAAGCTTTATTGTTTATGAAAAACTATGAAGCAATAGGTGTATATGAATCAAGATATAAAGAGTCTGTGACTGCTCTTCGGAATCAGGCAAGAAGAACTAGAAGAGATGACATGGAAGCACCTGCAAGTCCTGCAGGAGGTGACAACACAATTACACAAGGGGGATTGTAAAATGGCAATGACTAAACTTATGAGAATGGCAGCAGAAAAAATGAGAAAATCTATGCCTTCTAAACCAATGAATAAAAATGATGCTGCAAGAGTAGAATCTGCAATAAGAAACAATCCAAAAATGTATAAGGGATTAACACCTTCTCAAGTTTTGGAAATGCTACCACCTAAAGGAAGAACAGGTGAAGTTATTGGTATGCCTATAAAGGGAAAGACAACTAAAAAGTTTGTTGGTGGTGCATTAAAAACTATTAAAAAAGTTGGTGATGTTATAAAGAAAAAAGTAAATAAAAAAGATTCTAAAGGTAATACTATATCTATACTAGGTAAACCAAGTGCTAAACAACAAAAAACAAAAAAAGCAACTAAGGCACAAAGAACTACAAGAAGAGAAAAGGTAAAGTCTTTTGGTAAGGGAGCAGGAAGTGTTATAGCTATAGGTGCAGGTGCAGAAGCTTTAAAAGGTAAAAAATCTCAAACACAATCAGACCCTATGCCTACACCTAAAAAGAAACCTGTATCTAAATCTATTGCAATGCCAAAGCCAAAACCTAAAAAGAAAAGTAGTGGTGTAACATTTGGATTTGAGGTTATACCTAAAGGTGGTAAAACTAAAAAGTTTAGTGGTGGTGGTAAAATAGGTATGAAGTCAGGACCTGCAATGCCTAACAGACTTTACTAGGAGAATAATATGGCAGTATCTAAGATATTAAAAGGTATAAAAACTTTATCAAAAGCTGAAAAGAAAATTAAAACTCCTGCTAAAAAACCTCTTAAAGAAGGCACTTTAGAATTTAAAAAAGCTTATAAGAAAAAATTTGATGAAGCTAAAGCTAAAGGTCAAAAAAGAATAAGTATTAATAATGTTATAAAAAGGTCTCCTGATGGCAAAGGTTTTGAAGATAAACCTAAAAAAGCTTTTTATACTGTAATACGAGATGTTGACCCTAAGACAGGTAAAAAAAGAGCAAAGAAAAAAAATTTAACAGGTCTTACTGCTAAAGACAGGATGCAAAGAATAGGTATGGTTTCTGATGCTAGAAAGAAAATAAAAGGTCTACGAAAAGATACAGAAGGTACAGGAGAAAAAGGAGCAACAGTTAAATTAGGCGATAGAGTTCAGTCTCTTAATAATAAAGCTAAAGGAAAAACTCCTGCTCAAATATTAAAAGAAGGAAGAGTAAGTCCTGTTACTAATAGATATGTAAATCCTAATTTTATAGAAAGAGTTGATGCAGCTCCTCTTCCAAAAATGAGTAGAGAAGCAAGAAAAATGAGAAGAATGGCTCAGTTAAAAAAACTTCCTGCAAACTTTTTTAAAAATAAAACAGATGAGCTAGATGTAGTAAGAGGAGACATACCACCAAGACTTACTGCTCCACAAATAATGGAAGAAATGAGAGAAAATGTTTTAAGGGGAACTAAAACAACTGCCCGTGAAATTGAAGAAAAAGGTATTAGTGGACCTGCTCAAAAAACAGTTGTAAGAGGTAAGTCAACTGAAATTGCAGTTCCTGCTTCACAAGAAATTAAAAAGTTTCCTAAAAGAAAAACATTAAGTGTAGGTGATAAATTAAAAGGTACACTTGCAACTGAAAGAAATATTAAAAAACAAATTCTTAAAATTAATAAGGGTGACTTTGGAGGACCTAATAAAAGTTTAGTAGATAAATTAGTTGCTAAAAAAGGTAAACCAAAAATAACAACTAAGACAATGTATTCTCAAAAAGAGTTAGATGCAATGTCTCCTGAAATAAGAAAAAGAAAAACTGTTAAAGGTTTATTAGAAAATCAAAAAACTTTTAGTAAAGTAGAATTTAAAAGATTAAATGAAGCTTTAAGTAAAGCAGAAAAAAGTCTTATGTCTAATCCTGCAAAGGCAACTTTAAATGATTTAAAAAATAGACCTTTAATTAAAAATGCTACTAAGGGAAGTGACTATGGTAGGATTAAAAATAAAATTACTAAACTAATTGAAAAGCAAAAAGAACTTAAACCTAAGTTAATAGGTAGTTTAAGAATGAAGCTTGAAAATCTAAATAAAAATAAACCTGCAGCTAAAGGTGTAAAAGAAAAGTTTGGTGTAATACCTAGAAAGAAGGGTGGTATGCTTAACTACAAAGCAGGTACAGGAAAGAAGACTATAGGTAAGGCTAAAAATAAACTAGGTAAATTGAAGGGT